AGGCCGTGTTCATCATTATCAAACGCCAGGATAAATTTTGCGTTAGTTTGTTTTCTTAACTTGTCGAGAGCAGTTTTACCAAAGTTTGCAGAAAAGACACAAACGGTCGGCAGCTCTGTTGCTTCGTAACAAGAGTGTGCAGTTGCCATCCCTTCAACAATTATAATTTTTTTCTGCTGCGCTATATCCGCTAAATCAAAACCAAGATAGTAAATATTACCTTTGACTTCTGACGCGCTTACAAATCGCTTTTCCTTATTTATATATTGCAAACTGCGTAGTTCGCCTGTGATAGAATCCGTGATCGGAACGACAATAGATTTATTGATTTGTTTCAACCCATAACTTTTAATTTTTTTCTTTTCAAGGTACGAATGATCTTTGATTTTTTGAGCATGTTGAAGTCTCTGCTTGCAGTCCTGGCTTACTTCATCATACCGTTTGGCGCGCTCTTGTTTGCTCCGCTCTACAGCATCTTTTATTTCCCGCTGTAAGCGCTGCTTTTCCTGAGACGTCATTTTATTAGGACTAACAGAACTGAATTTGTAATCAATGCCTGTACGCCAATTACCGTAGGCAGCAAAAATAGCGTCTGACGTTTGGTACACGACATACCAGCCGCTTTTTTCGTTATGCTTATCAGGCCTGGTTTGTGAACTTGCTGTGACAGGAACTCTGACTAATTCGCCCGTCGATTCTAAATGACTTACTTGTAAGCCATTCTCGTTCATTTCTTTTAGAAGATCGTCACTTGTTTTTCCTTCCCCAGAAAAAACCATAGACGGATCTAATACGATCCCGGACTCTCCAAAATATTTTTTTAAATCAGTCATCTTTGATGATCTTGTCTATCCTTCCTGTCTCGGCCTGTTCGTTGGCCCAATCCAAATAATGTAAAACAAGTTCACCAAAAAAATCATTTCGATCCAAAGCTGTCCACTCGTGCAACACATATCCACCATTTCTTGCGGCCATCTGCACATATTTTTCTTTACTGTTTCTGGCCGCATATTTGACTCCCTCTTTGTTAAGGAAGGCTTTTCTTTTGAGTCTTTCTCCTGACATTAAACTCTCCATACATTTTTTGCTGCAAGCAGCGTAATAAATATCTTTTGTTGGGTTATACAAGAAACCTCCAGCAATCCGCTTGCAGTAACTACAAAGAGATTGCCGGTTGTTTCTTAAAAAAAAGTCAAGCCTAGAAAGGGATTTCGTCGTCTTGTATGTCACCTGACGTATCCTTCTTAGTTTCCTTTTCTTCTTCTTTTGTTTCTGCTGGCTCGTCAGCTGCCATAGGCAGTTCAGTTTCTCCTTGACCGTTTGCAAACCTAGGCAAGCTAGAATCTTCTTGTCCCCAGGTTTCGTCAGAATTATAAATGTTGACGCTCACCTCAGGATAGCCATTAGTATTATGTTTAACCGGGGCAGAAATAATCAGGCCATCAAGCTCTTCTGTGTTTTTAACAGAATCCAGGCCAGCTGCAAAAAACAAAGATCTAAGTGAATTAGTCCCCATTTCAACTGCTTTTGGATTTTTATGCTGTACGGTAAAGGTTGCACTTGCAAACTGATTTGAAGGCAAAACTTTAAAAGTGATCCTTATACCTTTCCATCCGTCGTTATTTTCTATTTCCATAGACTCATAATACGTCATGTTATAACGTCCCTCTTTTAAACCAAACTCATCGGTTGGTTCTCCAATATCAAATTCTGATATATCCATAGTTATCTCCTATCCTAGATCGTAGCACTCGTAATCATTGATGTCGCGCGCCACTTCCTCCAGGATGCGTTGTGCTTCGTAGAGGTCTCTGTCAATGCCATGAGGTAACATTTCATTCAACAGAGGATCCTCTGCGTAAGCGTTTATTAAATTACTTGTGCGCTCACATAAGCGCTCAAGTCCCTCTATAGTTTTGTGTTTAGGCCCCGCCATCTTTTTTGATGTTGTTGACCATAGCTTCGCGCACCGTACCCCAATCCATAGGCAGTTCTTTTGGAAGGTCATACCTATTTTTTGCAAGACAGCCTGGGGCCTCTTCGGTAATCAAGATTCTGTCGCCGACAGTTTGTTTCGTTGATATACCTTTTGATCCTTGAACTTTAGCTGTGCCTATTTTGCGCGTTGCAAAAAAAACATTATCGCTTTGTTCCAGGATCAAAGCAGAAGCATGTCTGTTCAGTTTAATTTCATGTCGGTCAAAAGGAGAATCCATAGCTGGATCCTCGACTCTTTTGATTACGTTATGAGCAATAAACACGATAGACATACCGCGCTCTCGAAGTTGATTTGTATAAGTTAGAAACTCTCGCCAAACATTTACTGCCTCTGCGTAAGATCTACCATATGCAACCGACTCCATAGATTTATAGTTGTTATCTTTGCAAACTTTAGGCCAGATATATTGAATCTCAAATTGATCCAAACTATCTAACACATAAGTTTTATAACCACCTAAATCATCTTCTGCTAACAAAGATTTAATATTGGCTATGATTTCGTCATAACCCGTCTTGTTGTCTTTAGGCAAATCAAAGTGATCTACCTCTATGTTCACAAGACCATCTTCTGTAAGTTGTATGATAGGAGCCGACATTGATGCAGCAAAGGTTGTTTTCCCTACTCCACCTGATCCGAATATTACAAACCTAGGCGGTTTCTTCTTCGCCTTCTTTCTTATCTTCGATAGACTCATCTTTTTCTCCACTTTGTAATGCTTGCTCTAATTGAACCGCAAGATTGTTCAATAAATTTTGGTTGTTTTGAGCAAGACCATTAAATAATAACCTAACGAACTCCTGTATAAAAACATTTATATTCGTTAAGACCTCGTTTTCATTTTCCGATACAGATTTGATTATGGTGTTCATTGCAACCCTCTCTTGTACTGAGCGAGTCAACTGAGCAACATCCTCTTTTTCCATATCTTCATCCCATACCAAGATGGGTGGCCCGTCATCCTTATCAATGCGAATGACCGGCTTTTTTTCCTCGACATCATCTGTCATGGCGCCTCCGTTGAGTTTATATTAAAAGTTTGACAATCTTGTTTATACAAACAAAATCGGCAATGTTCCCCAAAGACAAACTTTGGTTCTGATTCTAAGCAAGCATCAGCAGCCGGTTTTAAGTCCTGGAAGGCCCATTCAACTAAACTTTCGGGAGTAGTCTCAAAGGATTTTACAGGCCCTTTTTTATCCGAGCTGAAAGGCTGTACTATGGTTAGAATTACTTTTGCATCTTCGTATGGGTATCTTTCTAAAATACCAAGTGCATATATTCTTAGCTGGGTGTTGTTAGCCTCAACGGGCCACGATCCGCTTTTTAAATCTATAATTTCAATCACGTCTTTAGTAATCAAAGCGCAATCTAATGTTCCCCACAAATTAGTATTTATTTCTTCCAGGGTAACTTGTTCTTCTATTAATTTTTTTGCTTTTAATTCTTCTTCTCTTTTCAATATGTAATCCACATATATTTCTGCACATTCAACCATTTGTTCGTCTATCAGCACATGAAAGTTGTCTTGAATTTTTGTCTCTCCTAAAAAATGATCTTTAAGAGTGCTATCCTCAAGCCTGTCTTTTAGAAGCGTCTCTGCCATCATGTGTATGATTGTTCCCTTTACTGCTGCATAGCTGGTTTGATATGGCATATCTTGTGACATAACAGGAGACGCTGGACAATTCATCCAGCGACTAGCTGCTGACGGTGACAATAACGCGTGTCTAGGCATCAGTCTCTACGATCTCCTGGTCAATGAATTTTTGAATGTCAGCCATTGAATAAAGGATTCTGCCACCTATTCTTCTATAAGTTGGCCCCATACCCTTTCCTCTCCAATTTTCTAACGTCCTGGGGGACATATTTAATATTTCAGCTACTTTCTTAGTAGTAACTAAATCATATTGCGTGTCCATTGGCATATCTACCTCCTTTTACTTTATAATACCCATATTCACTTTAAGGTGACAATTATGGGTAAATTACTAAAAGATTTTGATGACCCCATTGCTATTCGCAACAATAGGAAGCCTGTTTGGGTTAACAGACATCTAGTTGCGGATCTCAATAGATTAGCAAAATCTAAAAACAAAGATCCCTTACAGATTGCTGAATACATTTTATCTGTAGGGATCAATGGTTCAAGACAGTCAAAGGCAAACAGTATCATCTTTGATATTGATAACCTTTAGACTGAATCAATTCTTCTAAATGCTGGCCTACAAGCCTAGCTGATTCTACCGCTTCGTCTTTATGAATATGTGCGTACCTGGCTGTAGTCTTTTGATCCTTATGTCCTAACAAGTTTCCTACTTGGGCCAGAGGTAACTTCTGTAAACCAAACGATGCGTATGTATGACGTAAATCATGTAAGCGCACATCCTCACAACCAACTGCTTTTTTTATTTTGTTCCAGGTATATCTAGGCGATTCAATAGAAAATATTTTATCGCGCGAGCGCGCTCTATTTTCCAGGAGAGTATTTGCGCGCTCGCTTAAATGAATCACTCTATCCTCACCATACTGATCCGTTTTATGTTCTTTAAGGACTAGCATATTACCTTGTAAATCGCTCCATTTAGCTTTTGCAATCTCACCGCATCTTGCCCCGGTGAGTAGTAACATCCAGATGAAATCAACGCCTTCTGCATGTCTTTTATTATTTTTAAGAGCGTCCAGCTGTTTTGTTACTTGTAAGAATTGTTCTGCCGTCAGATAGTTTTTTCTTTTTACTTCTCTGTTTTTTGCTATGTGCGTTGCAGGATTGCTTTCTATAAGATCCAAAGTAATAGCCAGGTTGAACATAGACCTTAACAAAGTCAAAACCTTATTAGCCTGGAATGGTGTTTCTTTTGATAAATTAAGGTGTAAGTGAGCTATATCACCTCTTTTTATAGCGTTTAACTCACGCGCGCCAAGTGAAGGCCTAATATATCTATCAAATATCCTGGTTATTTCTTGCAAGGTCTTTACAGCTCTACGCTCGCAGTCTTGTATATATATCTCAAAAAGATTGTTTAAATTGTGCATGTTTTACTCCTAGAATGTGCTTTTGCGTAGTTTAGGTTATTGGCATATTTAATTCAACTCTTTTATACATTGGTAGAAAGAAGCTAAAGGCTCTGCTTTCTTCATAATATCGTCGTCAATAATCATTTGTGTTTTGCTGTCATCAAAAGGCATAAATACAACATTTTGATATTCTTTTGAAAAGAAAGCATACAGATCCACTTGTCCTGGTTGAAAGTTTCTGTTTTTAGTATGACTGCCACGACGACAATCAAATCGCCAATTAGGGTGTTTCTTTTCTCTTTTTGATTTTGTTTTGACCTGGCATTTGTATAGAACATCTTCGTAGTCAAAAATTATATCCGCCTCTGATCCATGAGGCACTACAACTACCGTATCAGATACTTCACAAAGTATGCTTGCTACAAAGTATTCTCCGCTTCGCCCCAGGCGCTCGGTAATGCGGCCCATTTCTACATACTAAAAGTATCAGGTAAAGAAGGCGCTGTTATTGGAGCAAGTCTGCCAAGTTGCCTGCTTTGTCCAAGAGCTTCAAGCAAAGCTCTTTGTGTCATTGGACTGCGATATGCTGCCAATGTGGGGACAGCTACAGCGGCAGCCAAAGGATTGATGAAACTTGCACCACCTAATAATCCAAGCGCGGCTAAAGCTCTTCCTGTAGTTCCCGAATCGCCAACATTTCTACCAATAACACTTTCTGCAACTCTACCTTCTGGTTGCAGTAAACCTCTTCCTGTAAACGTCATACCTTTTGATGCGCTTTTGTCTGCTGCTTTTGATGCTTGCAATAATTGTCCAGGCGTAAAAGATGCGTCTTTAGAAGAAGCTGTTGAAGCCTTTCTTATGACCATTTCTTTTGCATACGCTTTTTTTGCATTTGTGTACTTGGCAACATCTTGAGCCGGATTATCTTTTTTAATTGCATTTTCTAATATTTCATACAGCTTTCTATATGTATCAGATTTTTCTTGATTTAAAGGATCTGGAGAATTTGCAAAACTTTTTATTCTTCTTCTTAGCAATCTATCGGCATTTTGTAAATTTTGTCCTGTAAGCTGATTGTTAGAAGTTTTGCTTAAAGCCGTTTTAAATAAAGCGTTTTTAATATTTTTTATCTCTGCTGCTTCAAACAGACCATTTCTTAAAAGAGACTCCATATCTGAACTCAATTTTCTTACGTCAGATATTTTAAGATTTTTTACAGAATCATCTAAGGCGTTTCCTATTTTGTTTGTAAGCGTTGCAGCCGCATCATCAACAGAAATGTTTTTTGGCAGACTCTCATTTATATCTGCTAAAGCCTTGTTGATAGTTGATTTGGTAAAGCTGTCCTTTGTTCTGCCTAAAGCCGGCCCTGTGCCTAGCATTGGAATAGAAGTCAAAGTCTCTTCGAACTCCTTGACACCTTTTCCAACAACGCCTTCTAAAGCCATCCCTGGAGTTAACTCTACTCCTTCTTTTTGTAATTGCCTGGCTTCTTTTGAAACGCCTGGAAGAATTTTCTTTGCAGCTGCACCAAGGCCCGCACCAAGCGTTCCTCCTACCGCAGCTCCTTGTAATCTTTCTCCTGCGCCGCCTTCCGCCTGGCCAGCTCCATAAGCTGCCCCTAATGCACCTGATCTCAAAGCTGTCGATGCAGCTGTTCTGCCAAGTCCTGCGCCACCTGTAAGCGCGCCACCAAGCAACTCACTACCGTATGCTAAAACAGGCGCTTCTTCCCTAAAGGTTTCAATATCACCTCTGATTTCATTTACTAATTCATCGTAAGTTCTATCGTTGCCAATAGATCTAACAAAAGCCTCTACTTCGTCACCAAAACCAAAAGCTAAACCCTGTCCAACGGCAGATCTTAAAAGATCAGTAAATCTACTAGGCCCTAATTGTGAGTCTATAAAATCATCTTGTTCTCTAGGACTAAGATCAAAAAAATCTTCAGACACCTCTAATTCACGACCTCTTGTTTCTATAGTAGGCATTATTTATCGACCCTTCTAAATTTATTCCTAGGATTGTAGTTTTCATCTGCAAACCTTTCTTGACCTTTGTTTTTGAAATCATCAACGCTGTAGGCTCTGTATAGAACATCAGTAGGAGTTCCTTCTTCATCAAAAGTTCTTTCATACTCATAGCCTGCAAAAACTTGTTCTGGATTCAAACCTAAAGGATTATATAAATCTTCTGTTCTGTCAGCTTTATATCTATCCCAATCATCCACTAATGTTTGTACTGATTTTTGCGCTAACTGTACTAATTCATTTCTAATTTGCGGTGTAAAACCTTTACCTTTTGCTCTTTCAAATGTATTCATAAAGTTTTTATAAACACCTTGGAAGTTACCAAAAGTTCTTACCTCTCCCTCTCTTACAACCGAGTCATCCAGGTTTTTAATATATTTAATCATCAATGAATATGCAGCTGAACCGCTATCCTCTTGTGCAGCATCTATTATTTGTCTAAAGTTTTTTATACCCTTATCAACAGTTTTCCATTGTTTTCCTTCTTGTTCATTTTGACTTAAAGTTATTTTTCTTGCTTCTGCGTCATCTTTAGGTTGTGCTAGTTGAGCAAACTGCAAAGCTGTTTGTGGATCACCAAATTGCATTAACTTACTTGATATGTCTCCATAGTAGGCTTTGTCACCTAATATTCCTGGCCCATATTTATCTCTTGCAGTTAGTTTGAATATATTTCTAAATTCTTCTTGTCTTTTTTCTTTTTGTTGCAAAAGCCTTTCTTCCTCTCTTGCTTTTCTTCTTGCAAGCGCGTTTTCTTGCACAACCGGTTCTCCTGCTAAAGCCTGTGGTGAGAAAGCATCGCCAATCATTAATAATAGTTCTCCAATACCTCTGTTTCTCGCGTCTCGAAACTGTTGTATTTGCCTTGGATCTGTTAATTCTTGCCCTGGTTGTAATTGCATATTTGGATCAAAACCAAAAGATCTAGCCAAACTTAATCCTGGCGCTCTGAGTCTTGTTCCTGGAGATGGGGTTGTGGTTGGTTTAGGCATTGGCTGTGGCATGCCTCTTCCTTGCATACCCATTATGGTTTACCTCCGCCCATTCCCATCCCACCTTTTCCTCCGGTAGCTGCTGGGATAGCTGTACTTGCAGCTGCGCCTAATGCGGGAAACATACCTCCAGACAAACTTGCGCCAAATAACTGAGCGCCTGTCCTTAAAATATCTCCAACACCTGTATCTTGTCTTTGTGTTGTAGTCTGTCCAATAACGCTGGTTGGGACACCCATTGCTCCTTGTTGAAACAACCCAAAACGCATTAATGGATCTGCTTGCTCTCTGTCAAACTCAGCTCTCTGTGCGTCTAATATTGCTTGGTTGAGGGCCTGTTGCCCTGCTCCGGATGTTAATAAATTAGATAAATTAATTCCTTGTAGATTTGCCACATCACCAATTAAATTTCTTTGCAAACCTCTTGTTCTATTTAAGAAATCACCAAACTGTCCGCCGTAAGCCTGGTCTAAGTCTGCTTGCGCCAAAGCTCTTTGTTGTTCTTGTTGCGATGCCAGCAAGTTAGCTTGTTGCAATCTATCAACATCAGATAATGCTGCTTGTTGCGCTGTGTCAAAGCCTTGCTGTCTTAGACCTGTAATAGTTCTCAAAGCCTCTTCTTCAAACGGCCTGGTAGCCTCACCCTCTAATATGGCTGATCTTGAACCGCCAAAAGCTCCTGCGTTTATTGCTCTATCTTGCGCTCTTTGTACTGCCTGGTCTCTTCTTCTATCAATATCTACTAAAGACGCATCTATTACCGCTTGCTGAAAAGGGTTTTGATATGCACTCACATCTGTATTTAGAAGAGACGCCGCTAGGGGGGAAGCAACGTCTCCTATTTGAGTACCACCCAAATTCTGAAATAAACCTATATCTTGGCCCGCTTGACTTGCAAGATCCATATAAAGATTTGCTGGATTGTAACCAGCTGTTTGATTGGCCAGGTTTCTAATATCTGCCTGTCCTTGAAGTTGATCCGGGGTAAACCCTGCCACCATTTGACCTGTAAAAGGCGTAAATGGAGTGTCAGCAAGAGTACGGCCTCTATCGACCATTTCTTTATATGCCGTTTCTAAATACTCAGGGACATCTGCTGTTTGTGTTGTAGTTTGTGCGCCTTTAGACATTTTATAAATCCTTCCTTAATACATATTCTTTTTCAAAACCTAAATGTTTTAATTTTCTATGCCAGCCGCGACGTCCTCCACAATATAATCTCTTAACACCTATTTGCTTTGCTACAGCTGCAATATGTTTATACATTTCTTCAAGTTCTTCGTATTTACCTCCGCAAAACAATAAATTCATACCGTTATGTTGTGGATATACTAAAAACTCTGTAATCATCGCTGATTCCTTTCCGGGCCATAATAAAAAATGCCCCATGCGAATTTTATCTTCTATATCGTCTATTGTATAGGCGTCTTGATGTTTAGCTGCGCGCTCAATATAAGGCTTACACCTTACCCACTCAACCTCCCAATCAAGTAACCTGTTCTGTGCTGATTGTTCCATTGTCTGCAACTCTAAGTTTATATTTTGTTCCATTTGGACTTATCAATACTATTTCTGTTTTTTCTACTGTTCTTGAAGCAGAACTAGCGTCTGTTATAGCCGCACCATCTACCTCTATTCTTTCACCTTTTTTAACATTTAGGCCGTCTCTATACTCAACCTCTGAAACAAAGTAATCCATAAAGTTTGAGTCATATTCTTGTCTTACAGGCTTTGTGAAAGCTCTTCTGCTCACTATCTTTTGCCCCTGGATTTAGTTTCAACTCTTATGTCTCCTACTTGAAAGTCTTGTGTTATTGATCCCTCTACTTTCATTTGTACTTGCCTGGCTGAGAACCTGGCATCTACATAACCGTCGTTTTCAAAAGTAAAACTGCCAAAATCTGTTTCTGATCCTAGAGGTGTAAATCTACCTTTGAAAGATAAAGTAGTGCCTGGCAATGTTGATGTTTCTTCATCCGGGATAATCTGATTTATTTGTGCAACCTTATCACCGTTACCTATCTCTAATGGGCCTGTCTGACAGAATGGCTTTGCTGATCCTAGATTTAATGACCCAACTAAAAAACCTTTATCCTGTTCAAAAATATTACCCGTAGTGTCGCCAGCGATAGGAAAGTCAAATACACCTTGGTCAATCCAACAAGATCTATCCAAAGTACCGACGCTCCACACGTTATCTTTATAATTCCATATTACATATTTGTTTGGTGTTTCTGATGTGCCGGATGGAAAGAACCACCAAACCTCGTTAAATTTGCTGTTGTGTCCACCACAAGATGTTTTTCTATATGTGTAATTAAGATTGTCATAGATGAAGTCATGCACATCTGATTTTATTTCTTTCACCGATCCGTCAAACACAAAGAATGAGTTTTCACCAAACCATGTTAAAAAGTTTCCTACACCAACTATAGTTCTAGCGCTGATTGCTTGACAATTTACACCCGCGCTTTGTATGCCATAAATAAAAGGAGATCCAGAATAATAAATTCTGTCTATGCCTATATCAGTAAACACAACAACGTCTGTTTGCCATTTGACGGCATAAAAAGCGTTACCACCTGTTACTATTTGCAAATCTCCTGCTGAGTTTGTAGCTGTGGCCGACCAAGTATTATTATCTTCTCTGTCTGACCAGGCAACTTTCCTTGGGTCTCCTCCAGCACCTATAGCGAAAACATGTCTTTCGCCTGTGACAATTACTGCTTCATTGTTTACAGGAGCATTTGACAAAACTGTTGCTACAGTTGTTGGCGAGCTTGGTTGCCATCTATATATTTTTCCGTCACTTGCAGAACAAAATAAAAGATCTTCGCCCCAATTTGCAAAACTAAATGATTTTGTGTTGAAACTTAAAGTTGATTCACCGTCACCTGTACCAGATCTAGGAACTCCGTATGCTTCTCTTCCATAATTACCAGCACCCCAACCTAAAACATCGGCCGCCTCATCTGTAGAGAAACCAGAATAAGCCAGGCTTATACCTGTGCCTCCTTGCCCGTTATCACTACTTGTGGCTGTGACAATTTGTTGAGTTGTGTCTTTAGCTGTAAATGTAAAAGTGTTTGCGTCCGGGACAGATACAATCTTATACACTTGATTTAAAACTGTTGCAGTTATGTTGCCGCCTAAATCTGATGCTCCAGATATTGTGACAAAATCATCAATAGCTGCGCCATGCCCGGTGTTAGTTACGGTTATTGTTGATGAATCAGCAGAGGCCGCAAAAACATTACTTAGTCCTGTGTTCGTTGTTCTCAAGGGTGTTACGTCGTATAAAGCATCTTGATACAGAACATAAACTCTTTGCCTGGTTCCTATAGCTAATACTCTATCACCGCTGTTATCTTTGTAGGCATACATGCCAATAGGTGTACCTGTCAAAGGTACATCCCTTAATTTATCCCAACCACCAATAGGTTTTAAGTATCCATTTTCAAAACGTATTAAATCACCATCTACCCATCTACCTTTGTTTGAGTAGTCTGTTCCGTTTTTTACTATTCCTGCTGGGGGTGTTATTTGTACCAGGGCCATAATCTAACCTCTAGCCTGTACGTCGCCACATATAAACAGTTATGTATGGTTGTAAGTTGGTGTGCGCCTGAGAAGCATTTGTAGGGCCAGCCGTAGTGGTTCCTAAATTTTGGAAATTACTTGTGTTACTTAAATTGTCGTTTCCTGTAGCGGCCCCACCAAAGTCACCACCATCACTAAAACTATATACTGTTAAAGAGTGAGAGTGAGCCGGAAGTCCTGACTGAGCGGCGGTTAGTGTGACTGATTTAACACCGCCTGTTTCTCCAATAGTGTTAAATTCTGATTGACTAGGATCTATTGCTACTAAAACACGTCCCGTACCAAATGCAGACCAAGTTCCAAAACCAAGTAAAGTTCCTGGGTTTGTAGCGTTTACCGCGTTGATGTAAATAGAACCAACCGGATAAATTTTATCTAAAACATTAGTACCGCTGACTTGCAACGTCGCTGCATTTATTGTGCCTGACGCGGTAACGCCTGTGGCGTTTACGGTTGTGATGTTTCCTGTTGTAGCAGTAACGGTCGTCGCAGCAACCGTAGAGGCGCTGTTTGCGCCAATAGCTGTGCCATCTATTGCGCCACCGTTTATATCTACTGTAGATAGTGTAGAAGTTCCCGCACAAGAAATGTTAGCTAATGTTGCTGTCCCGGAACTGCTTATTGTACTAAAGGCCCCTGTGCTTGCAGAGTTGGCCCCAATCGGAGTTCCATCTATTGCTCCTCCGTCAATGTTTACAGAGGATGAAGATAACGCAGTTGCAGTCAAGGAACTAATTGTTATTGATGCAATAGTTCCACCTTCTACTTTGTCGCCAGATATTTGATCGTTGGCTAATGTTAATGTTCCACCAGAAACGTCCAGGGTTTTTCCAGATCCTACTTTGAGACCTACAGAAGTTCCTGTGCCACCTGCTGCAAAGATAGCATCGACGTCATCTAAATTATCATTGATTAGACCTCCCCAAACATTAGAAGATCCTCCAACGCTAGGCTTGGATAAACTCAAATTCGTTGTAAATGT